TGTCCGCGAGAAGGTAGACGAGATCCAAGGTACGAGCAAATCGTACACAGACGACGTCTACACCATTCTGGAGATGCACGTCGAACTGGACCTCGAGGGTTTCGAGGACATGAACCCCGAAGGTGAGCCCACCGGAATCCAGCTGCCCTACATCGTGACGATCGACGAGGGCTCCAGTCAGGTTCTGTCGATCCGTCGGAACTTTGACGAAGGCTCGGATCTGGCGCGCAAGCGGCACTACTTCGTGCACTACAAGTTCATGCCTGGTCTGGGGTTCTACGGCTTCGGTCTGATCCACATGATCGGCGGCTTGGGCCGTGCAGCGACCAGCATCCTGCGCCAGCTCATTGACGCCGGTACACTGGCCAACCTGCCTGCAGGCTTCAAGGCCCGTGGTGTGCGCGTCCGTAACAACGACGAGCCCCTGCAGCCTGGCGAATGGCGGGACATCGACACTCCTGGCGGCAGCATCCGCGACTCGATCATCCCTCTTCCGTACAAAGAGCCTTCGGCCACACTGGTCCAGTTGCTCGGTGCGCTGATCGATGGCGGCCGGCGTTTCGTCTCGTTGGCAGACCAGCAGACGGGCAACATGAACCAAGAGGCGCCTGTGGGCACCACGGTTGCGTTGCTCGAGCGCGGCATGAAGGTTATGTCGGCGATCCACAAGCGGCTGCACTATGCGCAGAAGACCGAGTTCCGGATCTTGGCGCGCATCTTTGCCGACAACCTGCCACCGGAGTATCCGTACGACGTGGCTGGCGCCCAGCGCACGATCAAGGCTGAGGACTTCGACGGCCGCGTAGATGTCATCCCTGTCTCGGATCCAAACATCTTCTCGATGGCGCAGCGTGTCACGCTGGCACAGACGCAGCTCCAGTTGGCGCAGTCCAACCCGCAGCTGCACAATCTGCACGCTGCCTACCGCCGGATGTATCAGGCGCTCGAGGTGCAGAACATCGAGGAGGTCCTGCCTCCCCCTCCGCAGCCACAGCCGCTGGACCCTGCGGTCGAGAACGCGCGGGCGCTCATGGGTGAAATCCTGAACACTTTCCCGGATCAGGACCACGACGCTCACATTCGCGTCCACCTGATGTTCATGAAGACCCCGCTGGTTACGACATCTCCGCAGGTCATGGGCACTTTCTACGCCCACATCATGGAGCACGTGTCGCAGAAAGCGCGCCAGATGGTTATGCAGGAACTTCAAGGGTTGGTCGCCCAGCTCCAGACGCTGGCGGCCTCGGGCGGAGTGGATCCGATGGCAGCACAAGCGCAGCTCATGCAGCTCCAAACCCAGATGCAGAACCCCGGCGAGATCGAAAAGTTGGTCTCTCTGCAGCTGGCACAGGTTGTCCAAGGGGTTATCGCAGAGCTGGTCCCCACGGGCCAAGATCCGATGTCCGACCCGCTCGTGCAAATCCGCATGCAGGAGCTGGGCATCAAGCAGCAGGAGCTGCAGCGCAAGAGCACCGAGGACCAAGCGCAGATTGCCATGGAGGCTGCCAAAATGCAGCAGCGCGCGGCGACAGACGCAGCTCGGATCGAGAGCCAAGAGGACATCGCCGAGGATCGCGCGGCGGTCAACCGCGAGCGCATCGAGGTACAGCGTCAGAACGCAATCATGAGGAATCAAAATGCCCCTCAAGGACGGTAAATCGCAGGATGTTATAAGCAGCAACATCCGGACCGAGATGGATGCCGGCAAACCGCGGGACCAAGCCGTGGCCATCGCCCTGTCAAAAGCAGGGGAGAAAAAGATGGCGAAAGGTGGTATGGTCCAGTCACGCTTTAGCTCTTCACCCCGAGCCAACGTTTTCAAAGGAGTTTTCTGAGATGAAGCCCACGAAGAAGAAGAACCGGCCTAAGCCGTATGATGAGATGTCCACGACCGGCGCGATGACGCGGTCTTCTGACGTGGAGCGCTCGTACCGCCCCATTGCGCGTCCCAAGGACCTGCGTGACCCTCGCCTTGAGGGCTTGGAGGAGCGCAGCTTGCGGTCCCAAGAGCGCGAGTCACGGGACTATGAGGACTTCGGTGGCGCCAAGAAGTTTAAGGACGGCGGCATGGTCCGTGGCTGCGGAAACTCCCAGATGTCTGGCAAAGGTTTCCGAGGAGACTTCTGATGGCCACGATCATCATCAGCCTGCTTCCAGACGGGGCCATCCCTGTCGATCAGTACGAAGAGACAGAGGAGGGCAGCAGCTGCCCTCTTCCGACGCAGGACGAAGATCTGAACGCTGAGAACAAGCAGGCCGCGATCGACGAGGCGGACTACCGCGAACCAAACACCGGTTCGGCATTCCGCATGGATCAGGTCTGCGGCAACTGCGCAGCGTACAACCAGACCGAGGACATCCTCGAGTGTCTGGGGATAGACGACGACATGGAAAACCCTCCGTTGGGTTATTGCCAGATCTACAAGTTCGTCTGCGAAGCCGCGTACACTTGTGACTCGTGGGCCGAGGGCGGCCCGATGGTGTCAGAGTCGCAAGAACAGTACCGAGACAACCTCTGATGGATGTTGTTGACTTCGCACGTCACGTGTACAAAAGATTACGAGAGCGCGAGCAAAGTGTTGCGGACGCTCTTGCAAGTGGTGCTGCCAAAGACTGGGAGCAGTACCAATCCTTGGTAGGTGAGATACGGGGCCTCACTTACGCTAGGGAAGAGTTCAGAGCCCTGCTGGAGAAAAACGCAGACGATGTCGAAGACTTTATATCTTCCTGAACATCTCGCGCAGAAATTGAATACGGACCGAACGTCGTCAGACGTCCCGTCCAGTTCTTTGGACCGCGCGTATGTGGAGCCAAAGGATCGGGTCTTAGACCCATCCCTCATTGAAAAACCGCTATTAGACCGCCTCCCGCAGCCAACTGGCTGGCGGGTTTTGGTCATGCCGTATCAAGGGAAAGCTCAGACCACCGGTGGCCTGTACGTCCCTGACGAGGTTCGCGAACGTGAATCCGTGGCAACCACTGTGGCCTATGTGTTGAAGGTTGGGCCGCTGGCCTACAAAGACCCCAACAAGTTTGGCCCTGACGCTACGCCTTGGTGCGTGGAAGGGCAGTGGGTCTGCATTGGCCGCTACTCTGGATCGAGGTTCAAGATCGACGGTGGAGAGGTTCGCATCATCAATGATGATGAGGTGATTTCCACGATCCTTGAGCCAGACGACATTAAGCAGGTTTGAGGATAGACACATGACAGAAGAGAACCAAGAGTTCGAGACCGAAGAAGTTGTACAGGATCCTGTACAAGAAGAACGGCTCGAAACGACGAAGACTGAGACAGGGTCTGAGGACGAGCTGGGCGAGTACAGCAAGAACGTACAGAGCCGGATCAAGCGTCTGACTGAGAAGTACCGCAAGGAAGAGCGGGACCGCGAAGAAGCGGTTCGTTTCTCCCAGCAGCTGCTCGAAGAGAACAAGAAGCTGAAGGGCCGCATGCAGCAGCTCGACACCGGCTATCTCTCTGAGTACGGCACCCGTTTGCAGACTCAGACTGAGGCGGCGAAGCGTGCGTACAAGGAGGCCTATGAGGCCGGCGATCCCGATCGCATGTCCGAAGCGCAGATGGCAATGTCTAATTTAGCTATTGAGCAGCAGCGGTACAACAACGCCAAAGCTCGCGTTGAACAGGACCAGCGTCTGCAAACTGAGCGCGCACAAGCGCCTCAACAGCAGGCTCCTGTTGCTGCGGCGCCTCAGCCTCAGCAGGCCAAGCCCGACCCTAAAGCTCAGGGCTGGGCCCAGAAAAACACTTGGTTTGGTGAGGATCGGGTCATGACGACCGCGGCCTTCGCTGTGCACCAAGGGCTCATCGAAGACGAGGGGTTTGACCCGAACAGCGATGAGTACTATACTGAGCTTGATCGACGAATGCGTAAGGAGTTTCCTCACAAGTTCCAAGGTCAAAAATCGGGTGGTGGAACGCAGGTCGCCTCTGCTGGTTCTTCCGCATCCCGCAGCACGAAACAGGGGCGCAGGACCGTGAAGCTCACGCCGTCGCAGGTCGCCATTGCGAAAAAGCTTAACGTTCCTCTCGAGGAATACGCCAAGTACGTAAAGGACTGACACATGACTAACCGAGCACCTCGCGAAACCGAAACGCGTGAAAACACCACGCGCCGTAAACCTTGGGCACCGCCCAGCCGCCTTGATGCACCAAAGCCCCCAACTGGGTACGTGCATCGTTGGATTCGAGTCGCTATGCGTGGCGAAGAGGACAAGACCAACGTCTTTTCCAAGCTGCGCGAAGGATGGGAACCCGTCCGTGCGGACGAATACCCGGATTATCAAGCTCCCGTCATTGACGAGGGCAAGTATGCCGGGGTCATTGGACAAGGTGGTCTGATGCTGTGCCGTATCCCTGTCGAAACTGCTAACGAAAGATCCGCGTATTACGGGCTCCGGACCCGCGAACAGATGCAGGCTGTCGATCAGGACTTAATGAAGGACCAACATCCTTCGATGCCGATTCATGCGAACCGGCAAAGTCGTGTATCCTTCGGAGGTCGCGCTCGCGATTCCGAATAACCGCAACAAAAGGAGCTGACAAATGGCCAATATCAATGGCGCATTCGGTCTTCGTCCCATCGCAAAGATGGGTCAGTCGACCAACAGCACCGGTGCATCCGAGTATCGTATTGCTGCAGGCAACACGAACGCGATCTTTCAGGGCTCTCCTGTCATCCCGACTGCAGATGGTGTCATCGACATCGTTGGCGCAGCCGCGGGCGGCACTGTAGGCCTGTTGGGCGTGTTCTGGGGCTGCGAGTACGTTTCCTCGACCACCGGTAAAAAAGTGTTCTCAAACCAGTGGCCTGGTTCGGGCGCAGACACAAACTTCCCTGTAAAGGCATTCGTCTATGACGATCCCGCGCAGCTGTTTGTGATTGCGACTTCGAACGTCGTCGCCGCGGCGAACACCGAAGCAGAAGTTCGTGCGGCAATCTTTGCCAACGCCAACTTTGCCTTGGGTACGTCTGGTGTCACAACCACTGGTATCTCGTCGGCTACGCTCGACCTGAACACCATCGCCACCACCAACACGCTGAACCTGCGTATTATGGGCATCCAAGATGACCCAGAGAACGCCGACTTCACTGTTGCTGGTATCCCAGTCATCGTTCGCCTGAACAACCACTTCAATTCGCCAAATGGCGCAATTGCTGGTGGCACTGTTTCGACGACCGGCGTGTAAGGAGGACTAGCACATGGCAATCTCTCGCGCTCAACTAGCGAAAGAGCTGGAGCCGGGCCTCAACGCCCTGTTCGGCATGGAGTATGCTCGTTACGACAACCAGCATGCTGAAATCTACACCACTGAGTCTTCGGATCGTGCATTCGAGGAGGAGGTCATGCTGTCCGGGTTTGGAGCAGCACCGACCAAATCCGAGGGTTCCGCCATCAACTTTGATGACGCGAACGAAGCATACACCGCTCGGTACAACCACGAGACCATCGCGCTGGCCTTCTCGATCACCGAGGAAGCTATCGAGGACAACCTGTACGACCGCCTCGGCAGCCGTTACACACGTGCCCTCGCCCGCTCGATGGCTCACACCAAGCAGGTCAAAGCTGCTGCCGTTCTG